CTTGCAAGTATGTATAATACAATCCACTACTCTTTATTTAGGAATTAATCATGTCAGACCAAAAAAAACCGGAAGTTCCCACGCTTACTATTGATGAAGTTAGTTATCCCGTTGATGAGATGACCGACTCTTGCAAAATCCATTACGTTCAAGTATCAAAATTGCGCCAGAAAGTTTTAGATTTAAGAAATGCTATGATTGAGGTGCAAGAAGACCTAGTAGACGCTAGCGTGTCTTTAGAGTGGCGCGAACACCAGCTTAGAGAATCAGTAAAACTCGTTGATGACGAGGAAGCAGAGTAATGAATTTTAGTGCTCTAAAAAATATTATAGGAGCGGTGGCACCAACTCTAGGAACTGCACTAGCGGGGCCATTAGGCGGAACAGCGGCTAAAGCTATTTCTGCGGTTTTGGGCTGCAAGTCAGATGCCAAGTCTATCGAGACAGCAATGCAGGCTGCCACACCAGAGCAATTGCTTGAAATTAAAAAAGCGGAGCTGGATTTTGAATCTAAAATGGCAGAATTGGAAGTTGACCTCTTTGCATTGGAAGCGCAAGACGTACAAAGCGCACGAAAAGCCCATAAAAGCGACTGGACACCAAGGGTCGTTGCTCTCGTGGCTCTTGTGGGTTTCGTTGGCTATATTTTTCTTGTCACTATCCAGCCTCCTGATGCTAATTCAGACACCATTGTTTCGCTAATATTAGGTTATATGGGTGGTGTTGTTTCTGCTATTACATCATTCTATTTCGGCGCAAGCCACAAGGAGGAGAAATAATGAAAACCTCTAAAGACGGAATCGACTTAATTAAGAAATTTGAAGGGTGCGAGCTAGAAAGTTATAGATGCTCTGCGAAGGTATGGACTATAGGCTACGGGCATACTGGCGGCGTAGTTGAAGGCATGAAGATAGACCAAGATACCGCAGATTCTTTATTAAAGGATGACCTAGAAGAGTTTGAGAGCTACGTTTCTAAGATGGTTAAACAAGAGCTTACACAAAGTCAGTTTAACGCTTTGGTGGCTTGGACTTTTAATCTTGGGCCTACCAACCTTCGCACCTCAACCTTACTAGAGCGACTAAACAACGCCGATTATGACGGTGTTCCTTACGAAATGAAGCGTTGGAACAGAGCTGGCGGAAAAATATTAGACGGACTTGTGCGCCGCAGAGAAGCGGAATCTCTTCTTTTCCAAGGAGAACCATGGGAGCATGTCTAAACTTTCCGCAAAAGATTTTGACATATTAAGTGATGACGACAAAGCTGAGGCACTCGCTCTATTAAATCGTTATGAGCAGATGGAAAAACAAGATGCTTGTCAAAAAGATTTTATTACTTTTGTTAAGCACTTGTGGCCTGAATTTGTCGAAGGCAGGCACCACAAAATAATTGGCGAAAAGTTTAACAGGATAGCGCAAGGAAAGTTAAAAAGACTTATTGTATGCCTACCTCCAAGGCATACTAAGTCTGAGTTTGCCTCTACATTTTTTCCAGCTTGGATGATGGGACTCAGGGGTAATACCAAACTAATACAAACAACGCACACCGCAGAGCTAGCGGTTCGCTTTGGCCGAAAAGTTCGTAACATTATTGACGGCGATGAATATCAACACATATTCCCAGACCTACTTTTGCAGGCTGATAATAAATCTGCTGGTAGGTGGACAACCAACCAAGAAGGCGAGGCATTCTATGCCGGTGTTGGTGGCGCTATTACTGGCCGTGGTGCTGATCTTCTAATTATAGACGACCCTCACTCAGAGCAAGATGCTCTTTCCCCAACCGCTATGGAATCGGCTTACGAGTGGTACACTTCTGGGCCAAGACAGCGATTACAACCCGGTGGAATAATAGTATTGGTAATGACTAGGTGGAGTAATAAAGACCTAGTTGGAAGAATCTTAAAGAATCAATCAGAAGATCATGCGGATCAATGGGAGGTTGTTGAGTTTCCAGCCATTATGCCAGAGACAGATGAGCCGCTTTGGCCTGAATTCTGGAAAAAAGAAGAGCTTCTTTCCGTTAAGGCTTCCTTGCCGGTTGCAAAGTGGAACTCCCAATGGATGCAAAACCCCACCGCCGAGGCGGGGTCTATAGTTAAAAGAGAGTGGTGGAAGCACTGGGAGCCGGATTATGTCCCAGCCTATAGCTACGTTATTCAAAGCTGGGATACAGCCTTCTCCAAGAAAGAAACAGCGGATTATTCAGCGGTTACAACATGGGCGATTTTTGACCCAAAAGAAGATGGCGCTGATCAGATTATGCTTTTGGACGCAAAAAGAGTAAGGTTAGACTTCCCAGAGCTAAAGAAGCTCGCCCAAGACGAGTACAAATATTGGAAGCCAGACTGCGTTTTAATTGAAGCTAAAGCTAGCGGCACACCTCTGACTCAAGAGTTAAGAAGGATGGGCATACCAGTCCAAGCCTATACTCCTTCGAGAGGACAAGACAAAGTAGCCAGAATGAACTCGGTGGCACCTATTTTCGAGTCCGGTATGGTGTGGTATCCTGATGAGAGCTTTGCTCAAGAAGTAATCGAAGAAATGGCCTCGTTTCCTTACGGCGACAATGACGATTTCTGTGACAGTGGAACCATGGCTTTAATGAGATTTCGACAAGGCGGTTTTCTCTCGCTGAGAGATGACTACGCAGAAGACATAAAACTATTAGATCGTAAAAGGACGGTGTACTATTAATGGCTATTGAAAGAGTTGGAAGTGAAGGTCTTGAACCCTCTATCCGCAACGACAGCGCTATCTTAACGGTTGAATCAGAGCCAACAAGAGAAGATCAAATTCGGAACGCCGCAGATATTATTATCCGCGACGAAGAAATCTTAATTGACGCAGAAATTGATGCGGAGCCAGACCCAGAAGAAGAATTATCATTTGATAGCAATCTTGCAGATGTTATTGATAGCTCTATTTTACTGTCTATTTCTCGTGACATATTAGCTTCGATAGAGGCGGATAAAACCTCACGGAGCGAGTGGGAAGACACCTACAAAGATGGCTTAAAATATCTAGGCATGAAGTTTGACGAAGCAAGATCAACCCCGTTTGAGGGAAGTTCTGGCGTAATTCATCCCATGCTGGCTGAGGCCGTTACTCAATTCCAAGCTCAGGCATACAAAGAACTACTGCCTCCGAAAGGCCCAGTAAAAACTGAAGTCATAGGTATGCGAACGGTGCAGGCTGAAGAGCAAGCCCAGCGTGTTGAAGAGTTTATGAATTGGTATATTCTCAACGTAATGAGAGAGTACGATCCAGAACTTGATATGCTGCTATTTTACCTACCATTGGCTGGGTCGGCATTCAAAAAAGTATACTTTGAAGCCTCTGAAAATAAGGCCAAGAGCAAATTTATAACACCTGAAGATTTAATCGTTCCTTATGAAGCGGCAGACCTTGCTTCAGCAGAAAGGGTAGCGCATGTTCTTCGTATGTCTAAAAATGAAATCAAGAAGCAACAATTGTCTGGTTTTTTTAGAGACGTTGATCTATCTAGCGGTGGAGCTTATGTTTCTTCAAGTGATATACAAGAAGAGATTGACACAATTGAAGGCGTAAGCCCGAATAGTTACGGTGAAGATCGAGACAATGTAGTCTATGAAGTCCATACAATATTAGATATTGAGGGGTTCGAGGACTTAGATCAGGAAGGTGAGCCTACCGGCCTTAAACTTCCCTACATTGTGACTATTGATGAGAGCAGCCGACAGATTTTATCGATCAGACGCAATTATAACGAGGAAGACCCCGCTAAAGATAAGATTAATTATTTTGTACAGTACAAGTTCCTTCCCGGACTTGGATTTTACGGTCTTGGCTTGAGTCACATGATTGGCGGCCTATCTAAAGCTAGCACTTCTATTCTACGACAGCTTATCGATGCGGGTACGCTTGCTAATTTACCTGCTGGCTTCAAAGCTCGCGGGATGAGAATTAGGGACGAAGACCAGCCAATACAACCGGGAGAGTTTAGAGATATAGACACTACTGGGGCGAGCCTCAAAGAAAATCTTATACCGCTTCCAATCAAAGAGCCTAGCCCGACATTAATGTCATTATTAGGCATGCTAGTTGATGCAGGAAAGCGCTTTGCTAGCATTGGCGATATGAACATTGGGGATGGCAACCAAGCCATGCCAGTTGGGACGACTGTAGCCTTGCTTGAGCGTGGCACTAAAGTAATGTCGGCTATTCACAAGCGGCTTCATTATTCTCAGCGTTTAGAGTTTGAATTGCTTGCAAAGGTTTTTTCTGAATTCTTACCACCATCATATCCGTACAATTCTGGCGCTGGGTCACAAGAGATCAAAGGCGAAGACTTTTCTAATAGCGTATCTATTATTCCAGTCTCAGACCCTAACATTTTCAGCCAGAGCCAAAGAATCACTATGGCCCAAGAGCTTCTGCAAATGGTTCAGTCGAACCCAGAAATTCATGGCGAGCAAGGGACGTATGAGGCTTATCGTAGAATGTATGCCGCGCTAGGTGTTGATGACGTAAACAGTTTATTACAGGCTCCACAGCCGCCACCACCTCCGCAAGCACAAGCCGCTGGGGCAGAAAACTCTGGCTTAATGGCTGGAGCGCCACAAATGGCCTTCCCGACACAAGACCACCGTTCTCACATTGAGTCTCACCGTGTCTTATTTATGACTGAAGTGGTTAAAGAGAACCCAGCTTTGCAGGCCAATATTATTGGTCACATGATGGAGCATTTGCAGTTTATGGCTGATGAGCTTGCAGAGCAGCAGATGCCCCCAGAGCTTCAAGAGCAAATGGATCAATTGCAGCAAATGCAGGAGCAGATGCCGCCAGAGCAAGTTCAGGAAATAAGCCAAGGCTTAGATGAAGAGAAAGCTAAGATTGCAGCGCCTATTTTAGCTGAGTTATCAGAATCTTTAGTTCTTAGTCTTGGCCAAGGCGATCAGTCTGACCCATTAGTAGAGATTAGGCAGAAAGAGCTTCAGCTTCGAGAGCAAGAAATAGAAAAAGATTCCGAGCAGTTCGAGCAGACCCAGAATCAGCGGGATAGAGAACAAGCCGAGTCAAACGATATTGCCAGAAGTAGAATATCAGTACAAAAAACAGTTGCCGATGATAAGCTAGGTATGGCAATGGATAGATTACAACAGCAAGCCGATTTAAAGGTTCTGGAATTAAACAGTAAATTT